TGATTGGTCAACAACATTTAAAACTCTATGATTAAGACCAGAACCTTGAGCATAAATAATAAAATCGGATTCGGTACTTAATTTATATTCCACTTGATAAAAATCTATAAATTTATCTGGACTTGCACCAACTAAAACATCTAATGCAACAATAACTGTTCCGTCATTATATTGAATTAATTGGTCTGATAAAGTTACACTTGCAGGTGGTTGAACTGTAAATGGGTTAGGTAATGTTGTGTTTGGTATTGATGCAACTTCTTGTTGAGTTCCAAATGTATAAAAACTATCTTGATGTTCTGATAATTGCAAACTAACTGTATGGTCTGAATTAATGGTTAAATTTTGCACTCTAAAAGGTTTTGCAGAAAAACTTGGTGTTGCATGAGTTATATTTACAATATCCCCAATAGATAAATCTAGTGCTGTGGCATCTGTCTTTAAAGAAACATCTAAACTAGACCTAGACCTCCTTAAAATTATTTCTGCCATCTCTTGTGCTTGATATGGACTTGTAAACATAGAAAAATCAAACCTACCCTCTAAAAGCAACCCACCATCTGCTGTTTTCATTGTTGCATGTTGGTCTGCACTAGCTATTCCAGTTTCATCTACTGGTGGAAATTGTGCTGTATCTGATTGATAGCTTTTATCTGGATTAGTAAAATTAACAATAACTCTATTATATCTGGAGTTTTTGCTTTTACTTGAAACTGATATGCCACCAATAATATTATCTTCTGTTAATGTAATTGATGCTGAACCAGTACTTTCAACTAATATATTATATATACCAGATGAAAAGTTTAAATATGACCTAGAACCCCTAACAAATTCTTTCACATTATCAATAGCTTTTCTTGAGGTATCAATAACAATATGACTATCCATTAGGTCTATTTGGCTTGCACCACTATAAGGGGTAATATTAGCATCACATACATCACTAGCAGTTTGCCAATCTGCAAAATTACTATCAAAATAACTGTTAGCTATTCCCATTCCAAATCTATCGTTTCTTAAATAATCTAATAATTGCAATATAGGATTATCTGAATATGCCCAAGTTGAACTTGTGTCTTTCCTATGGCTACCAGAGCCACCAGTAACAGTTCCATCTAAGTTAGGGTTATATACCTTTTTGCCTTGAACTATCGCTGTAACACTCGGTAATGAGCCAAACTTATCTTGATTCCACTCAAATCTAATAGCAAGATATGCCAAACCTCTTAATCTATGATTACTTGTCCAAGAACTTAGGGTAGATAATAAACTTGATGCACTTTGACTATCAGAACCAAAATGGGGTTCGCAGGTTATTAAACTTGCACCATCATAAAAATTAGCATCACCACTTCCAACTGTTATTTGTGTATTATCTGCAATATCCCCAGACCATGTAACTGTATTGTCGTTTATTTGTATTGAGGTAATATCATTTATTTCACCCTCACTTAATACAAGAGCCATATATAAATACTGATTATCTGTTCCAGATGTTTCTAAAAAAACTACATGACCACCAACTTTTCTTGTTCCATAAACAATAGGAATATGACCATTTGCAGTAAATTTATTAACTAAAACCCCTCTTGCTTGCTGTTCAGAATTTTGCTGTGAAAAATCTGGTATTTCTGGCATGGGTATTATCCACCCAATAACATCTTCAACAATACCAACAACACCATCAACTATATCTTCAACAACATTTACTATTTCTTCAAATGGATTACACATTAATTTAATCTCCAATTAGAGCCTAAATTTTTAAAACCAAGTTTTTGAAATACTGGGTCTATATGTAAGCCAGATGTTACCGATAAATACATAGGTAAACCTTTTGCGACTTTTTTAATTGAATCAACTAAAGCTGTAACTAATTTAAAATTTCTAAAACTTTTCTTAACATAAATTGTATGAATATGAATACACTCACTTTTACTAAACCAATATTCTGTTTTGTGAAAAATAGTACACCCAATAACTTGGTCTAAATCCAAATCTTTTAATAAAATTACTTTTCCCTTTTGTAATATCGCATTAATGAAGTTTTTTAATTTAGGCTCGTCTACTTCTGGATAATCTAAATCAACTAAATCTTCATCTTTAAAATTTATCAATAAATCACAAATTATTTGTAAATCTTTCTTTTCAGCTTGATATAAATGTATACTCATACTCTACCCCATTTAATATCTTTTACTGTGAGTGCAGAAAACTCCATACCTTTATCAGCACTAAAGAACCTTTTTTGAGAATTATCGGTGGTTGTCCTGCCACTTGTTTTACTGAAATTACCCCAATGTGATGTAATTGTTAGAATTAGATTTGCCCTCGTTGTATTATCGGTAATCTTATAATTGTTAATTGTACCATAAAACAATAAAAATGGGTCTGATATTAAAGCTAAATTTGTATCTAAAAACCCTCTATAAATATGAACGTCATCATTTATTATATTTTCATTAAGAACTATAGACACATATGTTTGGTCTACTGCTGATAAACTTATAGATAAACTATTTTTTGAGGGTTTATTTGTTTCACTTACCCCAGTTATACTTTGTAAATGCCCATTAGATAAATAGGTTCTTGATGTTCCAGAAATATCAGAAGTTATATCAAAACTTGCATTTGTTAAATATATCGGTGTTGAGAAACCAAAATCTATTAAAACAACTGGTTCTATGTTTCCAGTAGCTAGTTCTGTTTTTACTGCACTTGTTAAACCTCTAGCCATTTACAAACTTTCTATTACATCAAACTCATAACTGAATAATAAGTTACCATCACCATCATTTTCGCTTGTTGCAAATTCTTGAACATCACTTGCTAGATGTACTGTAAATGGAACTGCATCATAAGTTACAGCACTATCATTTGCTAAGGCTTCTCTTAAAGGTGGCTCTATTGTTACTGTTGATGCATTACTAGATGATGTTGCATCTTCTACAACCATATAGACCTTAGAATGTGCGAACTTTATAAAATCACCTGCTTTTAATCTACCTGCACCATCTCCTGCAAATCCATTAATAGCTATAGTTGTATCTGCGACTGCATGAACCCCATCAACTAATAAAGTTCCAGTTTCGTTTCCTAGTGCATTTAAATAGCTTGGCATTGTGATTGTGAAATCTTCTTTTCTGGCTCTTTGCTTCATTATAAACGCCATGATAGGTGCAAATTCTGACCTTTTCATAGGTGGATATCGGACTGTAAAGCTAAATTTTTGCCCTTGAACTTGTCTACGAAATGTTTTTCCACTATCAGTTTCAGAAAACAAAGTCTTTTGATTGCTTGAAAGATTAACTGAAATAAAGTTTGTATTTGGTAATGCTCCACTCATATTATAGCCATTCTACCCTTTTCATTTACAGCACTATTAATAAGATTAACTATAGTACCTCTTGAATTAACTAATAATTCGTTAAAACCTCTAGCATCTACTGTGCTTATATTAAAATTAACTGTTACTGCTTTACCCATTCCACCTAATTGATGATTTGGAACTACATTTGATGGTCTATCTGGTACTATCAATTCTGCACCTGCTTCACCAACCATATATGGCTGATCTTTATTAACTCGACCACCTTGTTTACGACCTTGATATTGTGATGAAGCAATAGATGCAACTTGAATAGCACCAAAAGCACCTATAGCAATGGCTAAAGGTATATTCGGTAAGACTTTGGCAACTGCACCTGCTGTGTCCATAATTGCTTCAGCCATTTTAAACGCTTTATTTAATTGAAATGCCTTTTTATTACTTTGTGCAAGTTGGTCTAATCCCTCCCTGCCAACTTTCTTTGCTAAATCCATTTTATCTTTACCAGACATTTTTTCTAAATCTATTTCACTAGCTTTACCAGATTTTATTAAATCAAAATTATCACTAAATACCTTTTTCCTTATTTCCATTTCTTTATCTGCTGTTTCTTTAGCAAGCCTTAAAGTGTCATCTGCATTTATTCTTTTTAATTCAGCTAATAGTTCATCTTGTTCTTGTATTAAATTATATTTGTTTTCAAATGCTTGTTTTTGGACTTCAAGTTCTACGTTTGCCATATCTTGTAAACCAGAAAGTCTTTCAGTATCAGAAAATGCAGTAGGAACATTGCCCATACTTGCATCACTAAACATATTTCCTGCTGAAATTTTTTCTAATTTAGCTTTTTCTTCGGCTATTTTTAGTCCCTCTTTTTCCTTTTTATTTTTTTCTGATTGTGCCAAAGAAGCTAAATATACAGCATCAGTAGATATTGCTAATGTTTCATTATAGTTTTCTAAAAAACCGATTTGCAATTTTAAGTTTTTTATAGTTTTCCCACCAACACCTAAAAATTCTGCACCAAAAGCACTTTGTTTTTCAGCTAATCTTTCATACAAGATATCTAAGTGTTCAACTCTTTTTTCTTGTGTGGAAATATTTGGTGCTATTTTACCAAAATATATTAAAAAATCTTTTACTGAATTCACAGTTTTTGTAAAAAAACCAGTAGTTTTAGATAAACTTGGTAGAAGTTGTTCTGTTATACCAACAGATAATTCTTCTATAGCACTAGATAAAGCCTTAGATTGGTTAGCAAAACTACCAGATGTCTTAGTTGCATCACCATGTGCATCTGTTGTACCTGCTAAAATTAAATTTAATCTAGCTTGTACTTTTTCAGCATTAGTAACTTCTTTAGCAGTTTTGGTTATTCCCATTCTAAGCAATTCTTGTTTTAAAGTTGCTTCTGTAATAACAACTCCAAATCTTCTTACTGTTTCATGGTTACCAACTAAAGCACTTTGAAACGCCATCATTGTTTCTGTATCACTAGCGTTATTAAATGATGCTACGTCTACTGCTAATTTAGTTAATTGAACTGAAAGTTTAGATGCTTCACCTCGAGCAAAACCCATAGGAACAAATGTATCTTGTATTGAAGATGCCATTCCCTCTAGTTCAAATGTACTTCTTCCAACTTCATCTCCGAAAGTTTCTAATTGTCCCCTAACATCATTTACAAATTTACCAAAAACAACTGATGACTTTGCTTGCATTTCTTGAACAGAACTTGCCATATCAATCATTTGTTTAGAAAATCTCAATGCTTGGAAAACAATAACCCCACCAACTACATTTCTAACTGTGTTTCCTAAAGCTGAAAATGATTTTTGTTGTGTTGCTACAGACGATTGCACACTATTTTTAAGGTTATTAACACCTTTTGTAGCCGAATTCATAGCCTTTGTGGTTTTGTCTTTGGCTATAATGTCTATATTTACGTTTTTTGTTGCCACTATCTTTGAGCCTTTGCTAGTCTTTCGCTTCTTTCTCGTTCATCACTTTGAATTTGAAAGTATGCTAACCACATATTAAACTCATCTACTGACATTTGCAAGATTTCGGAAACTGTCTTGTGTAGTTTTTCTGCTAACCCAAAAATATTATGTAATTCTACATTATTTCTTAGTTTTTTTTATTATCTTCAATATCTGTGTTTCCAGTTCCCATAATCTTTGTGGCAACATCTGCAATTACATTAGTATCAGCTTTTGTTTTAAAAGCTAGAACATGAGTTCCATTAAACATTTTTTCGCCATCTTTTGTTAATGCCTTTTCAATAATAACATCAATCAAAACAATTAAATCTGTGCCACTAGCACCTTTAAAAATCTTTTGTTTTTCAAGCATATTGAAAGGTTTACAAAATATAGCTTTATCGCCTACTAAATCCCATTCTGGTACTTCAATTATTTGAGTGTCAAGGGTACTGAAATGGTCTCTAATACCATCAAAATAATCAATTTTTTGTTCTGTCATTTACACAGTACCGATAGTAAGACCACCATTGCCTTGTACTGATACAGTTCTAGTTGTAACACCATCTAATGTAACACCTACTGACATTCCAGTTACAATACCAGTTCCAGAGAACTTTCTATCTCCAGAAGCATTACCCTCTGGTAAAAATGCAAATGTAAGTTCTGCACCTTGTACAAGATTAGTTTGTGCTGTATCTGTTTCATCAAAGTTCATATCGATACTTGCTGTATAAGTACCTCTACCAACTATATAGGATTTCATTGAATTTCCTAAAGGTGTATCTTCTACAACGTCTTGTGTAGTATCTACAGTAAATCCAGTTGCATTACCTAGTGTATCACTACCTATAGTTACAACTCCCTCTTTTCCATGATGTGTAGCCATTTATAACTCCTTATCGTTAGCTTCATTAGTTTCTTTTATTTTTTCAGTTTTTTTAACAACTGCTTTTTCATTTCCTAAAGTAAACCCATTTTTCTTAAAATGCTCTACATGGTCTTCTGAACATTTTATAATAGTTTCGCCTTTTTTCATAGTAACATTTTTAGCCATTATGCACTCCCTCTAGTAAATTCATAAATAACCCTTGCTGTTATTCTTACACCACCATAAGGATAAATAGTTCCCTCGTCTGATGATGCTTCTATTATTTGGGTATCTATCGCATTACCATTTCTAGTTATATCATTATCTAAAGTTTCTTCAACAACTTCTATAATTTGATTTCTAACAGTATCTATATTTGTTGTTGTGCCTTTACCAAAAGCAACTATTAAAAAATCTATTGTACCTCTATATGTACCTGCTCCAGTATCGCCTATACTTAATACTTCCCTTGTTTCATCACCACTTTGAATAAACATTGCAGGAAACTGGGCATCACTTAATTCTTCAACTTCAAAAGGTTCTCTAGTAATCTTTTTAAACTCAATAGGACTTGTTACAGCATCAAGTTTTGTGATTATATCACTAGCTATGTTTTCTCTTTTGCTCATAAT